CTGGAGACCGATCCGAACGAATCCAGAGAGATAAGTTTAGTGTCGTAATTGGTGATGATTCAGTATATGTTGAAGGCAATGTTAATTTGTTTGTAAATGGCAATGTTACCGCACAAATTGGCGGCCAGGTAAATATGACGGTGGGTGGAACAGTTAATGCCACAGCATCTTCGTTTAATTTAACTGGCGATTTAAATGTTACTGGTAATATTACTGCTACAAAACAAATTAGTGATGCTATACGCAATATGTCGGCAGATAGATCCATTTACAATAGCCATGTTCACTCTGACCCACAAGGCGGACAAACAGGAACTCCAAGTGCTTCACAATAAGTAGAATAAATAGAAAATGGCAACCACAAACATACAATCAGACCGCACATTTAGAGACCTGGATTTGAATTTTACCATTCATCCAGTTAAAAAAGATATCAACACTTTTAAAGATGAGTTTGCTATCATAAACTCGGTTAAAAATTTAATATTAACAAACTATTATGAGAGATTGTTTCAACCAACAATTGGAAGCGGATTGCGTGGTCTTTTATTTGAACCAATTGACAGCTTAGTGGCAGCTTCAATTGAAAGAGAGATTGTTGAAGCCATCAATAACTTTGAACCTAGGGCTCGTGTATCTAGTGTTGCCGCAGTTCCAAGTCCAGATGAAAACCGATATAATATTCGTTTAGAATTTTTTATTATAAACGACCCAAACCCAATTACAATTAATTTCTTTTTAGAGAGAATTAGATAAAAATGGCAAACCGTTTACGAGTGACAGAGCTTGACTTTGACACAATTAAAAATAACTTAAAAGCTTTTCTAAAGCAACAATCTGAGTTTACAGATTACGATTTTGATGGTGCTGGCTTAAATATTCTTTTAGATATTCTTGCCTATAATACTCACTACAATGCGTATTACTTAAACATGGTTGCAAATGAATCGTTTTTAGACACCGCTATTCTGCGAGAGTCGGCTGTATCACATGCTAAAACATTAGGTTATACTCCTTACTCCACACGAGCGCCTGTAGCAATCATTAATCTATTGGCCAATTCTATCACAACTACTGCAGGCACATTAACTTTGGCAGCAGGCTATGGTTTTCTTTCAAATCAAATTGATAGTAAGGCCTATAACTTTGTGGTTTTAGATGATGTTACCGCAACAAAAGCCAATTCATCTTATCTGTTTGAAAACTTAGAAATCTACGAAGGTCAATTAGTAAGTTATTCTTTTACCTATGACCAAGGTTCAAACCCAAAACAAGTATTTACAATACCTGATACAAATATAGATACGACCACAATTAAAGTTTCTGTAACTCCTTCGGCTTCTAACACAGCAACGGAATCCTATCAAAAAGTAACCGATGTATTAGATATTACTGCTACATCTGAAGTTTTCTTTTTACAAGAAGAACGAGGAGGAAAATATCAAATTTATTTTGGTAACAATGTAGTAGGTAAATCATTACCTGATGGTGCTATTGTAAATGTAACCTATCTCTTAACAAGTGGCACCAACTCTAACAAAGCAAACAATTTTATTGCTCTATCTTCGGCAGTAGATTCATTAAGTGAAGCGCTAACCAACTTTACAATTACTCCAGTTTCTGCAGCTTCTGGTGGTGCTGACCGTGAATCGGTTGACAATATTAAATTCTCAGCGGCTGCACGCTTCTCCACACAGAATCGTCTAATTACATTTAAAGATTATGAAACTTATATTCTAAACAACTACCCAAATATTGATTCTATTTCTGTTTGGGGTGGAGAAGATAATGATCCTCCTGTTTATGGTAAAGTTTTTATCTCCATGAAGCCAAAAGAAAACTATTATATTTCAGAGGCAGAGAAGCAGCGTATCATTGACGAAATTATTACACCAAAGGCAATTATCGCTGTTCAATCTCTAATTATTGATCCAGAATTCTTATATCTGCTAATTGATGTTCAATCACAATACGATCCAAAGAAAACAACGGATACTGAGGCAGCTTTAAAAACTAAAATTACAAATGCTATTTTAAATTATGCTGACACTAATTTAAATAAATTTGGTTCTAAAATTATTAATTCAAAATTAGAAACTGCGGTAGATAGTGTTGATTTAAATTCTATTGTTGGTAATAAATTAGTTACCCGTGTTCAAAAACGATTTGAACCAGAATTAAATACACGACAATCTTATACAGTTAACTTTAATGTTCCAATAAATCGTGGCACAGTAACAAATAAAATAACATCAACTGAGTTTGATGTGATAGATAGTGATGGTATAAGAAGGACAGTTTTCTTTGATGAAGTGCCACAATCATTTACTGGTATTTCTAACATTGAAGTTACCAATCCAGGCTCTGGTTATCTGAGCGCTCCAACAGTTACAATTACTGGTGATGGCACAGGTGCAACCGCTGAAGCCACAATTGTGAACGGCGCTATTCAAAGTATTAGTGTAAAGAATCGTGGTATTGATTACACTCGTGCTATTGTGACCATATCTGGTGGTAATGGATTTGGTGGTGAAGCCTCTGCAATTATTGATGCTGCCACAGGTACATTAAGAACCATTTATTATGATAGTAATGCTCAAAGGCAAATTGTGAATTCTTTAGCAGGTGAAATCAATTACAATGTAGGCACAGTAACAATATTTGATATCAACATGTTATCCGTTTCTTCACCTGACAATTTGATTCGTTTATCATTTGAGGCTGAAGAAGGTATCATTGAGTCGGCTCGTAATACAATTATTACAATTGATGAAACTGATCCTGTGGCCATTACTGTTAATTTAACTAAAGTAGCCTAATGTCTTTTGCAAATACCTCAATACTGATTAATCGTCAGGTTCCTGAATTTGTTCGGGAAGAGCATCCTCTATTCATTACTTTTTTAGAAGCCTACTATGCGTTTTTAGAACAAAAACAAACAGGCCAATTAAATGATTTAACACAGAAGGCTAAAGATTTACGATATCTTTCCGATGTTGACTATTCTTTAAATGAGTTTGAAGATAGCTTCTTTAATACCTACGCCTCTCTATTGCCTAAAGATGTTGCTGTTGATAAAGAGTTTCTCATTAAAAATGTTTTACCACTTTACTTAGCCAAAGGTAATGAAGCCTCATTTAAGCTTTTGTTTAGAATGTTGTTTAACGATGAGGTTGATATTCTTCAACCTCGCAATAATGTTTTGCGTGCTTCTGATGGTAAATGGACAGTAGATAATGTTCTTGGTATTGAAACAGATATACGAAGCATCTATACAGGTAATGGTTCAAATAATACATTTCTTCTTGCTCAAACTTCAGGCTCTGGAGAAATAGATGTTTATGTAAATGGCGTAATTAAAACTGAAGGTACTGATTACTACATTCGTAGAGAATCTCGTAAAGTTATCTTTATTACTCCGCCTGCAGCTAATAGTTCAGTTAAAATTTTCTATAATAATTTTGACATTACTGGAATTACAAATCGTAAAGTTACCGGTGTTACATCTGGCGCTACAGCATTAGTTGAAAGAGCTTCGCAAAGAATTATTACCGACCAATTAAATTTTGGTCTGCCTTTTGAATTATTCATCAACACAAAAACACTTATTGGTGAATTTCAAAATGGTGAAACAATTACAACAGACATCATTGATTCTAATGATAATGTTATTCAATTAGAAGCAGACACATTTTCAATTCTTACGCAAATAAATGTAATTAATGGTGGGTCAAATTATAGTGTTGGTGATCCTGCTATCGTTCTTGGTGGCGGCGCAACAACTTCTGCCACAGCTGAAGTTGAAACTATATCTGCTGGCTTTACGGACAGAATTGTTGTAAACTATGGTGGTGCAGGATTTAAATTAGCTTCTGGCATTACCAGTTCAAATACACCAGGTACTACACTTTTAATTGGTGCAGTTGATGGCATTAACACTTCTCATTTTACAGCAAATTCATATATTGTTATAGGCACCGACCAAATATTTAATTTTAATGGAAGTGTCCATGCTGCCAATACATTGATAAGTGCAGCTAATTATGGATTTCCAGCTGCACCAGTAGAAAATGTAAACACACGAATTATTGATGCTCTAACAAGTTTAACTGTTACTGATTTGGGACCAATTACTAATGCCGTTATTCTTTTCTCTAATGTGTCGGTAAATACTGCTATATTGGATTCTCAAGGGGCTTTATATCCTGTAGGGAATACTTTTAACGATATTAAAGATTTTAATTCTGTGGGCCGAATTGATGTTTATGGCGGTGGTACAAGTTACAAAATTGGTGATGAAATTATTTTTGGTGCCAATCCATCTGGCACAATTGGCACAGGAGCTGCGGCTGCTGTTAAAACAGTTAATGCGGCCGGAGGCATTTTAAC